TCTGATCATCAGCATATGTGCTGATGGGATCCCACGTCATGACGCGCTGTGGGATGGTCACATAGGAATTGGGGAAATCGTAGCTCTGCTCTGACCACCCCTTCTTCCACGCCGTGGTCGTCTGCTCGCGAAGAGCCGAGCCCGTGTCGGCGAGGTACTCGAGCACGACGGTCGCCGGGCCCATATGGACGTTGGGCTGGAGAATAACGGGAGCCGCATCAAGACGTGGCATTCTTAATTTTAGTTGCGAAAAAAACCAGGCTTAACGTCCGTTACCTGCGCGCATCTGCGTACGCTCTGGGAAATGGAACTGGAAATTGTCGGGATCGCACGCCCGACCGCCCTGGTCCTTGCACATTGGGGCGAACTGCTTGCCGTAGGCGGCGGTTGCGAAAGCGTTCTGGTCGTTGGGGATGGTGGTCGATGCGGTGGTGTAGAAATTGCGCTCGGCGTCACGCACGCGCTCAAACGGGTGGATGGTGCTCCACGCCGCCTGAACGTCACCGCGAACGCTAGGATACCAAGCGGCCGGTGGGCGGTCTGGATTCTCTGTGTACTCGCTCATCAACACGTTGCCCATGGGGTTGGTGACGGTCGGAAGCGTCACCTCGTCACGCAAAAGGCTGGGGGAGCGGCCATCACCGTAAGCTGGGCGAAGGAGACCGTCTGAAATGAGGTTAGACGTCCACATGTAATAAAGAACGCCGAACGCCAGTGCGCCGAGTGCAAAAACACGCGGGTCACGGTTGATAAGGTAAACTACTATTGTTGCGTAAATAATGAAACGGGTCGTCGACATGACGCGCTCCTTTGCGGACTGCTTTGCGGTCGGCCAAAAGTCAGTAAGCTCACTGGTTTTGAAAATATCCTTCACGTCCATCTGTTGTTTACTGAGAAATCTTTTTCGCAGGCTTGCGCTTTCCCTTTGGCGTCTGACGAGGGGCTGGACCGCCACCGAGCATCGCGGCAAGTGGGTTCGCCCCACCGCCACCGAGCATCTGGGACAACATACTGTTCATACCAGCCATGAGCGAAGCCTCGTCAACCTGACCGTCCGGCTTTTTCTTCATATTTTTCGCACAATTCTCTGCGGCTGCCTCGATCATGCTCAGCGTCTCTGGGGGGAACATATTGATGGTCGTACCGAGCATGTACAAAGTCTGGAAATACTGCCAAATGGCCGCCTTGGTCCCTTCGGTACACTCCTCGGTCTTCCAGATCTCGTGAAGATTCAGGTTGGCTACGACCGCGTTGGTATCGCAAAAGAAGGCGCCGTCCTTGGCCATCATCTGAGTTGTCCATGGCGAAATGTCCCTCATAAATTTGTCGAAAGATTCGCGATTCGCTGGAGCGGCCTGGGCCTCCTTGATCTTGGGCTCATCGGGGAAGGTCTGCGCGAGTTCACCGAGGAACTGACCCCACATCTCATTGAAAGCAGATAGGGTAGTCATTTACATTTAAAATAGCACTTTTTCCTTAAGTTAAAATGGTTCTCTCATAATCGGCTCGTGGGACCCCTGCCCCTGGCTGACAATAAAGTAAACCAAAAGACCGACCAAGAAAGCATTCTTGAAATACTCCGAGTTTTTCACCTTGCCCTCGTTGTTCATTTTGGCCTTGACAAACACATACGCCATGACTGCTGCTGCTGCAATGATGGCGGCACTAAAAGGCTCTTTGAAGTAGTGCTCCATCTTACCAGTTTACAACATCTTATTTAATAGATTTACGCGCCCAACTTCTGAATCTTAACCGGGGCGTCGTCAAACAACGTCTGCTCCGGGAGGCTGGGCTCTGTTGCAGCGGGCGTCGTACCAGGCACACTCGGAGGTGTGAGGCCGTCGGTCGTTGTGACCATGTTGTCCACACCCCCTGGAGTCTTGCCGATCTCCATACCAGAGCCGCCACCTCCACTCGTTCCTGCCGCGTCATCCGAAGTGGGCATGGCATCCATCTCATCCTGAATATCGGGAACCTCGTCCTCTTCCTGCTCGGGATCCTCGTCATCGTGATTCATGTCCAGATCCCCGCCCCCTGCTGGAAGAGGCAGGTACGTGTTCAGAATCTCGGCCGTCGGCACGAGGTCCTCGATGACGAGGCAGATGTGCTTGTGAAAACGCTTGTTGAGATCCTCGTTTCGCTCAGACTCGCTGTTGTTTTCGCTGATGATGTAAGGGCTCTCGTACAGGTCCTTGGCGCACGCCTCGTAGCACCGCTGGACAAAAACGTCATTTGCCGGGAGCTTGATGCTGATCTTCTTAGACTTTTTGTCAGTTCTAATTGCGCTTAGAATTTTAACATGAATTACAAAGACGGCCGCCAGGAGGTTCGGGAACAGAGCCTGGTTCTTCATGATCGCCTCTGTATTTTTGAGTGAAATTGAAGAGTTCCACGTCTTGACGCCACGCAGAAGCTCCTGAAAAACCCGCGTGGTGTTCTTGCCCTGGGACTCTTTCTTGGCCTCGAGCCAAATCTCCCAAAAGGCTTCTATCATGATGGGGATCATGGCATCACACAGTTTCTTGGTGAAGCGCCGCTCGGACTCGTTGAGGATGTCCATCGTTCTGGTAAATGCGGAGCAATTATTTCTTCTTGGTCACGCGCAGCTTCTGTGCCGTCTTTTGAAGGTTCACGAGACTGGGCAAGAATGTGACGGGGTCATCCGTTTCAGCCTCTTCGTCCTGATCAATTCTGGTATTTCTCCACGTAACCTTGAGGTCCAAAGGGCCCACGAGTTCAACTTTGTAGCCGAGGCGCCCCAACTGCCGTGACATATAGACGACCGTAGCTGCCAGGTCGTACTTGGGGTACCCGACCAGAAACGTGGGGACGGTCAGGATAGCCTCCTTTTTACCCAGTTCGACAGAGTGCTTAATTTTTCTAGAAAATTGTTCAAGCAGAGCTTTGTAGTATTCTTTTTTTGCAGAGGCCCTCTTCTTTTCGGCCGCTAGCATTTCTTTGGCCGAAGCAATTTCCATCTATAATTCCCTTCTAATAAGATGGAGACGGCCCTGGCGCGGGTGACCCACTTGCGAGTTCACGTGGAGTACCGATCAGGCCACCGGGCGTGCCCTTATTCGCCTTGAGAGCATCCTTCAGCTGCTGGTCAAGATTCGCCTCTATCATTTCATAGGGCTGATACTTGTCGGGCTTGTAGCCTGGGTTGGCGGTGTCACCCGTGACCGCCGTTTCAGACTGGCTCAGAATCTGAACGTCGCCGCCGGACCCGACACTTGCGCTCACGTCATACTGGGTACCATAATACCCTTCTGTGTTGAAGAACATGAAGCGGGCATCATAAACGTTGCCACCCCGGCTCTTTATGTAGAGAGTTTCCAGAGGGTACGTTGTGGGGAGGCGCTTCTGGACCTGTTCGATGATGACCTGCGTCACGTCAGGGGAGACGGGTGCATCACTGGGGCCGGCCGGAGAGGGGCTCTCGGCCGAGTAACCAGCCCCCTGACGGCTATTCCAAATTAGAAAAAGAATTAACGCGACCAGCAACAGTATGATCAGGTCCTTCATTACCATTTGCTGCGAAAAAAGATTGATTGAAAAAAACTCTGTAAATTTAAATGGCCTTGCTGGTCTACTCTGACAAATGCAAGTGGTCTCAAGATATTCTATTGTACATCAAGACACAGCCGGCCCTCCTTGAGATTGTTCGATTTTGGAACGTAAATGATCAGGGGATACCTTCAAAGAAAATAACACGCGTCCCGACCCTCGTAACAAACGACGGGAAAATGCTGGTCGGCAAAGAGGTTCAGGTGTGGCTCGAGTCTATGGTACCTTGTGACTTTGAGTCGTGGGACGCGGGTGTAGGGGCAAACCTCGACGGTACAGACAACCCGGATATGTTTGAAATTGAACGGTACGGGGAGTCTCTGCAGCCCCGCCTGACACCTGAACTCGAGGCGAGAATAGGAACGGACGTCCAGGACGCGTACCAAAAAGTTGGACAGCGCTAACTTAGAGAATTGTAAACCTTTGAAACCAAGAATGCACCTTAAGACGATTCAGGCTTCGGCCCTGAAGTCGGTCTTCGAGGTGCTCAAGGATATCATCAACGACGTCAATGTGTATTTCACCGCCAGTGGAATCCACATTTTGACCCTGGATACTGCGCGTGTTACGCTCGTACATATGAATTTGTCGGCCGATAACTTTGAAGAGTATGAGTGCCCGAGTGACGTGGTTGCCGGCCTCAACATGGCCAACGTGTACAAGCTGCTCAAGAGCGTGTCTGGTCAGGACACGCTTGATATCAACATCGTGGGCCGCGACTATATGGACCTTTTGATCGAGAACCCAGTCAAGAAATCTTCGACCAAATTCCGTCTGAAATTGCTGGACATTAACGAAGACATCATCGAGTTCCCGGACATTCACATGAACGTCGTGACCACTTTGCCCTCCGTGGACTTTCAACGCATTACGCGTGATATGGGCAACTTGGCGGTAGAGATGGACATCATTCGCGAGAATCAGACGCTCATTCTGAGCTGCAAGGGTGACTTTGCGGACCAGATGACGAGCATCGAGTTCCCTGACCCCCCAGTCAAGCGCACGGGCAACACCTTCAGCCTCAAGTACATCAACCTGTTCACCAAGGCGACCAATATGTGCTCGAGCGTCCAGCTCATGCAGGACTCTGAAAATGAAAATATGCCAATTATCTTCAGATACACAATTGCTAATTTAGGCGATTTGAAGTTCTATTTAGCTCCAAAAATTGATCCTTAAAAATTAAAGTAGATTATCACAGATGGAAGCTAGGTTCAACACAAGAATACAGGAGTGTAGGTCCCAAGATGAAATGGCCGAGTACCTGTTGGACTGCGTTCATATCATAAAGGACTATACGACCGAAGCTACCGAAGAGGTGAGTACTAAGCAGCTGCTTAATCTGAAGGTGTCGAGTCGCAAGGGTGTTCAGAGGCAGGACATTTACAAGCGGTACATGACCGAGGTTGAAGGGCAGTTTGACACGTGTCCAAAAGGTCAAGAGGACCACATGAAGCCATGTAAGGGCTGTGGGGCCATGTACACGCGCGTGTTTGATGACGTGTTGAGTGAGGAGGCCTGTTCGCAGTGCGGGACGATCGAGTACATTCTTGGAAACGAATTGGGGTTCAAGGAGGAACAGGAGATGGAGAAGAACGTCGTGTACTCGTACAAACGCGAGAACCACTTTAACGAGTGGATCAGTCAGTTTCAGGCCAAGGAGTCAACGAGTGTACCGGAAATTGTCGTTGACCAGCTTCGGTCAGAGTTCAAGAAACAGAAGATCAAAGATCTATCAGAGATTACTCACGAAAAGGTCAAGACTTTGTTAAAGAAGCTGAACTGGGCCAAGTACTATGAACACGTGCCCTATATATCGACTATTCTAAACGGCATCCAGCCACCCACAATGCCTCAGGCGCTCGAGGATAAGCTCAGGCTTATGTTCCACAAGATACAGGCTCCTTTTGAGAAACATAAACCGGCTAATAGAAAGAACTTTTTATCATATAGTTACGTCCTTTACAAACTTTGTGAACTTTTAGGAGAGGACGAGTTTTTGCCCTGCTTTCCGTTGCTCAAGAGTCGGGAGAAGCTGTACGTGCAGGACCAAATATGGGAGAAAATGTGCAATGAATTACAGTGGGAGTTTATTAGGACAAATTGAATATTAAAGTTTTTATGCATTACCATAATTAGCAGTCAATCTGGTCCAAAGTAGGTTCGAAGGGCTTTTCCCGAATTATCTTTTCAAATTCGAGAGCCCCCTTCTTGTCCGGGAAGTTGATGAGGAACCCCTCTTGCAGGTCGAGGAGCTTGAGGTAATTTTGGGTCTGAATTCGGTAAGTCTCGTTGAGCTTACTTACCGACTTGAGCTCTATGACCGCCTTGCGGTTCACGATGAGGTCGGCTCTGACGTGGCCGACGTTCAGACCCGAGTAGTAAACCGGGACTATCCGCTCGGTCTCATAGTATATTCCTTGGGATCTCAGAGCCACCTCAAAGGCGCAGTGGTATACGGACTCACTGTAGCCCGGCCCGAGGGACGCCCAGATGTCCTCGGCCATGGACCGGAGGGCCTGCTCCATGGTTTTTAAAGTAGAATCCCTTTTAATAAGGGATGTTCTGGATAGGACACTTGGCCACCACAAGGTTGTACTTTGGCCCTTTACAGCTGGAGGATGCCTTTTGGGCGATAGCCCCTGACCTACCCATGGCACTTTTTTTGTCACCCGGGGGGGCCTTTGTGGACCCAAACACGCCTTGGCGGGTGATAAAAAACTGGTCGTCATATACATATTTTTATAAGTTACCCCACTCTTTATGGTTTCTAATTTTGATCCAAAATTCAAAGTTTAGAAAAATTTATGCTTTCCATATCCTCATGGACCTATTGAGTCACACGGGCGAGTGGTCCATAGAGCCTTTATTCCCCATGGGTCCGGCTATACATGGCATCTGGGATCCCGTTGAGTGGGTCTAGTTGAACTGTTTTAAGAGGTTGTTTAAGGTCATATTGACATTTCTCGAGTTGGGGGACTTGGTTGGTGACCGGCGACGTGGGGAAGCCTGGCGTGCTTTAGGACTAGTGCCTGCGTTGCGCATATTTCGTGCATTTGTAGCAGTACCCGCGTTGCTCGTCTGACGTGCGTTGGGGCTCGTGCCCGTGTTACTCGTTTGCTTGATTCTCTTCAACTCTCCCTTCTTTATTTTCTCCTCAATAATTCGTGCAGCCTCCCTGGCAATTTCATCTGCATAGGCGGCACTATTTTTGTGGGCCTCACGTTTAAATTTACGAATAGCCCGCAGCCCCCAACCTAAAGGTACAGATGTGAGACCTATAGCCGACAGCGCTGCAATGGATACTCCAATCACAGTGAGAGCTCCTGTGGCATTTTGTGCTGAATTAGTAAGCTTGGTGCCAACTCCTAGGGTACCCTTGCCAAGTTTTCCGGCCTCCTGAACTATACCACCCACCCCTGTAGTGGCCGCCGTCGCTATATTAACAGTCGACGTCGCGAGCTTCTGAAACGTGTTTGCTCGTTCTTCAGCGCGCGCCGCTCGGGCTTTGAGAGCGTTTATCTCTGTTTTTGATACTGCGGCACTGGTCTGTGCAGCTTGAAGGGCATTTTGAGCTTTGCGAGCCTCGTTTCTTGCGGCGTTCAGATTTTTCTGTACGAGTTTAAGTTGGACATTTTGGGCTTCCAGAAGCTGAGCACCTTGAAGAGCCACAAAGGTCCGTTGAATCTCTTCACCGACAGTCCGAAGAGGCGCCAGAGCCGCGGAGGTCTCGGAAGAACAAAACTTATTGCGATTACCAAGCAATTTATTCAGACCTCCCCCCATGAATCCACGAGCCGTGTTTCTCTCGGATGCGCTAATCTGCCACGAACAACCCGTCTGCATAATCTGAGTCATTTCCTTTTCTAAATTGTTTATGTAAGTTGAAGACAGTTTCTGCATGTTTCCACTCTTGAAGTTAAGTGATGGGTGGGAAATTGCCATTTTACCCGCTGCAGAGTTCGTCCGCATAGCTTCCATAGGAAGGGGAAGACCCACGGCTGCATGTGATAGTATGAGACCTTCGTTATGTTTCTCAGCCTGCGTCAAAGGCGTTCCATATACTACATGAGCCGCATGAGAAAGAATAAGAGAATACATGGTTGCACCGATAAGACCCAGACCCCGTCTTCTTCCTATGGCTACACGGGTTCTTTTACTCGCCTTTAAAAGATTTGAAACAGGTCTTTGACGCATAAGCGTCGTAAGATTCCCGTTCCTGTTGGACATTTTATAATATTACAAGATAAATTTACTTGCGCCCGAAAGACTTGGCGTACTTGCTGCGGATCCACATAGCATCCTGCTTGTAGATGCGGGACGCACGGGGCAGGGTCCGCTTGGTCAGGGTGCTGATGGCAATCAGGCGGCGCATGACCGACAGGGGCTTCTCACCCTTGCTGATGCCCTTGCTCAGTGCCTTGTGGCGGTTGGTCTTCGCCTCGACTGGGTGGTAGCCGTACTTGGTCAGCATACCGCCCTTGAGCTTACCGATAACCTTGGTGCTCTTGCCGGCCGCACCAACGTCCTTGGCGGGAACGGCCGCCACGCGGCTCACACCCGCCTTGCGGACATACGAGTACTTGGTGCCGTCACGGCGGGTCACGCGAACAACGCGGCGAGTGACGCGGCGAACATGGCTGGAACGCAGGGCCGACTTCATTTACCCTTTATCAAGAAAAATTAATGGAATGACCCTTCATAAACATACGAAGCTTCCCGTCATTTGACGCACCAAAGTCAAACACGTCATGGTCCCCCAGATCCACGTCAAGAGTCGGGAGCTCGTACACTGCTCTCAATTTCATAGTAGAATAGAGAATCCCCAAGGAATATGACTTGAGGTCTGTGACGGGTGTAGGGCGTGACCACGCGAGTTTCATGGCGAGGACGTCGCGCCGCCCCAAAAAGGGACCAGAGGGCGTGGTCTCGGCAGCACCGCCATCGATATATGTCCACTCTCCTATTTTTACAGTTGAAAATAGAAAAGGAATTGCTATGGTCGCACTGACGGCGTCAAGCACACTCAATTTAGGAGTGGAATTCACAGAAAAATAGTCCGTCTTCATCAAGTCCACGCAGTAAGCGGACACGTGGAACTTGATGGGGTGCCACGCGTACAATTCTTCAAACGTGACGTCAGGTTTCCCTATAAATTTGGTACACGCGTCGGAGAGAATTTTGCGAATTTTGGTCGGAGATACGAGTCCATAATTCTTCATGAAATTTTTCAAATTTGGTTTCATAAGCTGTTTCACGGGTACGTCGAGAGCGTAGTCGAGAACCTTGGGGATGTCCCCTTTCGTCGCGAGAAACAGGAAGCCGAGAAGGCCACCGGCCGACGCCCCCGAGATTTCCTCGAGATCATCAAGTCGGCCTTCTTGTTTTAGTTTTGATAGAATACCTAAATAAAGGAAGAAGCCCATCGCTCCTGGTCCAATGGCGAGACACCGGACCATCCTATGATTTTAATTTAATAATACTGGGGGTACTGGCCGCGCAGGAAGGCGAACAGCAGAGCGAACACCAGGGTGTGGGCACCCACCGCCATCGCCGAGGACTGGCCGGAGCGGAACAGACCGCCGTTCTTGGGTGGGATCGTCAGCAGCAGACCTGGGGTCAGCAGCACGAACAGCACCGCTGGCACGAACAGGTCGGCCGTGGTCAGGCTGATCTTCAGCACAAACTTGGCAATAGCCCAGTAGACCAGGGACAGGACCAGCGCGTGGAACACGGCCTGGACCAGCAGACCGGCGCCGGATGGCAGGGCCAGCAGCATGCCTGGGCTCAGCACGGCGAACAGCACAGCTGGCAGGAGAACCTTGGGACCAGTAACGTCGAACATCTTTACAAATACGCAACATATTTTTCGGCCCATCCGAAAAAGTTCTCAGCCTGAACACGTTCTGAGATTACCGGGAGGTTACCGATGAGGTTCCAGATGTCCAGGTGGGACTTGGCCGACTCCTGCGCCTGGAACCACTGAACGCGCCCAAGTACGAGATCGCAAAAGTCCGGGAATTTTGCAGTCAAATTCATATACTTGGACTCGGCGTATTCACGGATCTTCATCCAACCATCGAGGAGTTCCTGGGAGTACATGTCCTGCCAGTCTTCTGGATGGAGTTCGGGATCGAACTCGTCTGACCCATCAGAATCGTATGCGAGGTCATAA